ACTAGCAATTCCCTCATCGCTCCGAGTTATGTACAGTCACGTAAAATGCATCCTGGTATAGACTTTGCTGTCTATACAGGGGCCATGATACCGGCTGAACAGAAGGAGTTGTCAGAAGAAGATCAAGGCAAGCCAATTGTACGTATGGTTGGCTCCTCAACCGTTAAGGACTTGCAAGGGGATATCATGACACTCTCCGCCTTGCAGGATATGACGCAAGTTAGTCCTGATCTACTTTTATATCTCAACCATACATATGACCTCCCAGACGCGGTTTTTGGCCGTCTCTATGGCTCCCCAACAATCCAAATGCAAAAGGGCATTGCCGATCTTTGGTTGACCGCTCAGGTAGTGCTCTCCAATCCAGCGGCGGAGAAGACCTATAACTATATCGTGAAGGATAAACTACGTTTAGGGTGCTCCGTTGGCTGTCAAGTATTGGACTGGGAGTTTGCTGATCCAGAAGACCCCTATTCTGCTGTTTATATAAAACACGTATATGTAGTAGAATGGTCGGTGGTCTCAGTGCCCGCGAATCAGAGGTGTTGGGTCGAAAATGCTATTAAAGGTCTTTTCGGGCGGCTGCTGATTGAAGGGAATGGTGATGCTGTACGGCAACTTGCCCCTACCTTCAAGAGCCTCTTTTCGCGTGATTACGAGTCAGTCACCAATAATGTCACCAGTGAAGGACTCCGCAAAGATTTGACGCTGGTAAAGTCACGGACGGCACCACGAGGGCGTATCATGTACACCTTCGATGGAGAAGAGGGCTTCTACCTCGACGACGGCAAGCGCAAGAAATCCCTGACCCGTGACGAAACAGCGGCGCTCCTTCAGAAGCACAGCGAGCCTGAAGTCACCAAAGCCGCGACCGGCAAAACATCCTGGCCGCTCATGGCTCTTGATACTGAGTGGACAGGGAGCCGTGCAGAATCGCAAATCTTCGATTGGGCACGTAACGATGATGGTGACATTGTGGCGACAAAGGCAAAACAATGTTTCTTACATTGTGACCCTGACAATAGCGACAAGCAGAGCGGCTATTCGTGCCCCTATTGCTACATCGTTGATGGCTCTCCCAAGATCGTACCGTTGGGGGTGAGGGCCTGTGCCAATGTCCTCTCAGGAGGACGCGGAGGCGTTGGCGCTTCAGCAAATGACCAGGACGGTATGAAAGCCAAAGTCAAGACCATGTACGGCAGAATAAACAGCGAGTTTTCGCCTGATCCCGCCTGGGTAGTACCCTGGGAGAAGGACGAGAAATCAGCAGGTATCTTAGAGACAACCAGTGGTAGTGCCCCCGTTCGACAGGACTTGGGCGAAGAAGTGGAGGAGGACGAGGACATGAAAGACAAAGAAAAGGCAGCGATGCCGGACGCGAAAGACGTAGAAGTGAAGAGTGATGGCACGCACGCTGCATGCAAAGGCGTTCATGAGCATCCACATACGGCGGCAGGCTCACAAGGCGATGACGATATGCATACCCACTCACACGAGCATAACGGGGATGCCGATCACGGGCATAGTCACGATGACAGTGATGTGGAAAAATCCACAGAGCATGTGGACAAAGTTGCCAGTGAGGAACAGGCACATGAAGAGAGTCCCGCTCATAGCCATGTTGAAGAGACGATTGAGGAAAAGGGGACAGAGCAGACAGCAGTCACCAAAGAAGTCCCTGCTGAAGAGGTGAAGGAATTAGACCCGATCACGCTGGCAAAACTCTCGCTCCTCAACAGTCTCAACAAGGACTTAGGGTTGGCGGAACTCACCATTGAGCAGTACCGCACTAAGTGCAGTCTGGTGGACTCTGAAGGGGACGCCGCCATTGCCCGTTCGGTCTTATCAGCCCTGGATGATTGCTCTGATGCGATGGTACTGATGGCGCAGCGGACTGACTCCTACGTCGATCAACTGATGAGCATGTTAGGAGTACCTGATACCAACGATGGCGATGCAGTCTCTGCGCCTTCTGGCTACTACAGTCTCTCAGATGCTGGCATCACCACTAAAGATGGGCGTGAAATCTCTGCTAAGAATGCGCTTACTCTTGGCATGGTTCATGACCACAGCGTCATGATTCACGATATGATTGCCTCGTTGCATCCCGACGCTTGCAAATGCACGAAGGGGATACATGGCGACGGCACGCAACATCAATCCGATGGCAAGACGGTGGCTGATGCGCAAGAGGAAGCACGGCAGATGGGACAGGGACAGGGCTACAACACAGTGGCGGGCCTTGCCTCACTGGACAATCTGGCAAAGGCATTCGAGAGCTTCAATGTCAAATCTGCTGTGGATGGCGCGGTGAGTAAAGCCGTCGGTGAAGCCCTGGCACAGCACAGAAAGCAACTGCTGGCCCTGCAAGAAGAACAACAGGCCGTGGCGGAGCAGTTAGGGAAGCTCAAGAACATGCCGGTCGGTCGTCCGACGACCCTGACCCGTACCGTGCAACCATCTTTTGTGCGTGAGGGTGGCGAGACCAACATTGCAAGCTATGAAGACCTGCTCTCAGTGAATGGGACGAGTAGCAATGGGACGCTTGCCGATGCCTTAGCACAAACACGAGTCGAGAAGGGCTATCGCATTTGGGAAGCAGGCGTTGGTAAGGGAGTGCGACCGCCACTTACTAGCGACCAGAAGAGCATGATGCGGCCCGATCATATTCTGGCGTATCAAGATTTGGGATTTGCAATGGTACCACTTATCGACGATCCGGTTGAGGTACGGTAAGCGGTATGCTATACTAGGTTGAGTGATGGCTCCCTTAATAGCTGTGGCTGACCACGGACATCCGCGATACGGGATACAGGGGGCGAATCCGTAACTAGTCGGGACACGGACTCAAAGACGAAAAACCAATAGTCCGTAGCACGAATGGTGGAAAAGGTAGACACAAGAACGGGAGATCACTGCCTGCGCTCTGCTTGCCACTATCCAGACAGGTGAGTATGGAAGGTGCAACTCCTTCCTTCGTGCTTTGATACAATTCCCGCTTATTAGGGAAATGTAGGGCTTGGTATCCCGCTGGACTAACATCCGTGTTGATGGCTTGTAGCCGGAGCGAGCACTAAGGGAGAGCAAAGACACTAGCAGAGCCTCTATCAGCGATGGTAGAGGTTTTTGCTTGTATGGTATACTCTACAGAAAAACAAAGGAGGTTGGGGATGTACGCAAGTTCTCAGTATTTCTATTTTCCTCCTTCTTCTCCCTCTCCATCCTCACAGCAGGCTGACGCTTCCAAGACCGAACCACTGCTTGAGGTTCCTGGATGGAAGGACTATGATTACCAGGATTATCGTGATATTGAGCAGGCTATCCAGGCTGGTATCAGTCTCACGTATGCCCAATGCCAGTGGCTGATGCGTTGGACTGAGAATGAGACCGTACTTGCGGCAGCGTTTCCTGGTGGCAAATGGGAGACATGGTATACCTATGCCTGGCAACATTGCGAACGCTTTGCCAAAGAACAGCCTGAGTGGGTGAAATATGGAAAATGAGCGACCTGAATGGCTCTATGCTGGTGACTTCACGTGGCTAGATATTCCTGTAAGCAAGCAGGATGAGCAGTTCGTCAAGACACAGCAATACATCGCGTCACGCATTTGCAACATCTTTGGTATTTCATTTCAGGAACTTGGGTTCGATGAAAAGACGGTAGAAGGCAGCGTCTCACCGGTTATCGACGATCCGGCGCGATTGCTAGGAGAAGCAGAATGACCGAAGACGTAGACTTCTGGATTACTCAGGCACAAGCCGCGATTGAGTCGCTGCACGAGAGGCTTTCTAGGGAAGACGAAGTGCATCTTGAGCAAATCAAGCAGTGGTGTGAGGCAAGCCCTGCCTTGTGGAAAGTGATAGTCAGGATTGGTTGGGAAGTGAACGAAGGGTAAATGAGAGAACCTGGACATTGTACTCAGTGCAACTATCCAATAGAACGGCAACGCCTCTATCGCCCTGTACAAACGGGAATTGACGACTTGTCCATTCTGGCAGCACGAGATGAACCTCCTGTTATCGACACCTCTATCAACTATGGGCATATTGAGACCATTACCTACTATGCTCATGACAAAGAGGTGCTTACATGTCCAGGGTGTGGCGGCGTGCTGCTAACAGGCGATAGGATTGCTGATAGCGCAACAATGAGTCTCGTGAAACTTGAGGCAGAATTGAAATGGAGATATCCCCAATGACCGACGCTGATATCCTCGCCCTTGCTGAACGCGCTGTGCATTCCCCTGCTTTTCTTGATCGGCTTGCGCATGTCTACAATGCGGAAGTGCAGCTTGTGGGAAGTGTGCGCAAGCGTGATACCGAGCATAGTTTCGTCTGGAACGCGAAAACAAAGACGCTTGATGAGGCCGATAACAAGTTCGTGTTCTTCGATGTGCAGGTGCGGATTGCTGGCAGATTGTGCTTAGAGACGGTGGGATTGTATGTGCCGTTGGAGGAAGGGAAGCCGCGACGATAAGCATGCCACAAGAATTTGATGCACACGTTACCTGGCTTCCTGTTACCTCTCCGCCTCTTCTCACCATCTATGCATCCAAGCATATTCCACCTGGTTATCACTGGCATGACAGATGGAATTACTACATCAACACCGCTGACTATGAATCACTGCGAACGATGACGGCTGAAGAGACAATTCGGGCAATAGAGAGGCTTCAACCAATCAGCAAATTTATTCCAAGGCCTCTTTGAGATATGACAGAACGGACTGACGTCTGATGTTCCTCTAGGGGCTTTGCCAGAAGATATCAAGTTCCCCATCAGTCTCTATTCGTAGGCTTGTCTTGAACGCTCTATTGAGTACAATCCCTGGCGCAATATCTTTCATTCCATCTGCCAAAGGAAAGACCTTCGTAGGGAACGCCTTGTCCAATGGCAAGCTACAGAGTACCGTCTCCCCATCGTAGAGCGTAAGTATCTTCCCAGGCTGCTCATGGTCGTTACTTACTCCATAGACACTTCCTATGCCAATTTTCAAGATTTGCCCTGGTTGCCTTGTGCTATTCATGACCTGCTCCTTTTCCTGTCATTCTAGCCGCTTCTCCTCCTAATTTGCAAATTTCAATGTGCTTATGCTATAATCTCAACTAGAACGTGTGGTGGTTGGTGTGGACATGCCCTTCATCCTTTCGATTTCTATCCCACCCATCTATATCCGTAACGATCAGAGTAGACACACACCAGCCACTTCACGAACCATTCATGAACAAGTGAACACCCTCAGTGTGCAGCATGCGAGAAGCCAGAGGTCTCCGACTACCCTCTAGTTGAGACGAGAGCGATGCAAGCCACGGCACGGTAGATGATGATGAAGAAGTGGAGAACGTGGCAGAGTGGAAACACTTACCTCAAGCGTCAGCTTTAACCCCAAAGACGCGCAATACCGCAAGAAGCGGCAGCGCCTCATTTACAACGAATACCTTCCCATGAGCACCAACCAGCTTCGGGACGCCCTGCTCTATCAAGCGAGCCAGCCCCGTCCTGAGAACGTCGGTGACGTCACCAAAGAGGTCATTGGTGGTATTCTCGATACTGGCATCGGCGAGCAACTCACCCGCAAATCCATCCTGGACTCAACCGGTGGTGGCACATCAGGCGGCTCCGTGCTGGTTCGCCAGGACCTGGAACCTTTGATCTATGCGTAAACAAAACTGCGCCTCTGGTGAGTAATTGCCAGAGCAAACCGCTCTGAAGTCGGTGAAACTCCCAACACTTACGGAAATGAGTAGTGGACAACACCGAGCCAAGTGATTAAGGATTGCAAAACATCCTTAATTGAATAGGCGTAGAGACTAAGTGAGCGGCTCCTGATTTCTTGAGTGAAATGATAGTTTGAAACAGAGGAGCAAACTCCTCTTCCCTGCCATACGTTTTCACATGGCAGTGTTCGCAAAGGGTGATACCGTTATCAAGATCGGTATTCCCAAGCTTTCTAGCAGCAATGATGTGGTGAACATCAAGATTTGAGGTAGAACCACATCCAGGCCATTGACAGGTATGATTATCACGTTGGTAGATGAGGCGGCGTTTACGATGAGAAAAATTGCGACGATAGGAGTGCTTCTTCCCGGTGGGAGACATCGTTCCTACAGGACGCAAAGGAATGTTCAAGCGGTTAAGCGCACTCTGAACACTGGAAACGGCAACATTCAGATCATCAGCAATCTTGCACGTCGAAAAACCAAGCGTGACGTATTGTTCATACAGCCAAGTTCGATTGCTCAACTGAGGAATGTTTATCTTCCCTCGCTTCTTGATAGGTATCTTGAACTTGCGAAGATAGGCCCGAACGTTTCCCTCAGAGCAGCCGAGTTGTACTGCCATATCATCAGTGGTCTCCTGAAGAGTGACATAGTGTTCAATCAGCCACTCTTTGGTTACATTCTGAGAAAGCCCATACTCTTGCAGCAATCTGATAACGGTCCCGTTACGGCACTTGACCGAACGAGCAATTTGAAGAACGGTACGACCTTCAACACGGTAGGCATTGTAGAGGAACTCTCTCGTGAGAATAGATGGGTCAGGACATGGTTTGCCCATAAGAAAAACACCTCCGATAGTGCTACTTCCGATGTTGGATGGGCGCGGCTCGGAAAACCGCTCGTCAAGCCGCTGATCAGGCAGCTTCAAGCCCTATTCATTCTATCATTCTTTTTCAGTCACGTAAAACAGGATGATGCTATAGTCCGATCTTATAGGGAACTATAAGAGTGAGGCAGAAATGACCTCACCCACTCGTAAGAGTGAGTAACAACAATGTGTATGTCAAGAACTTTCCGGCCTTTGAGCGTATCCAGAAGGGACAGTCAAACGGCCTGGTGCATGCCTATAACCAGATGACAGCCCCTGATGGAAGCAGCCTGGGCGGATCAATCATTACCGAGCTTGGCTCTGTCTCCTACCAGCAAACGACCTTTGCCCGTCAGACCGCCAACATCGCGGTGTTTGCAACCGGTCGTGGCGTGTCCTTCAAAGAGCAGGGCGCGGTTGCGGCTGGTGGCGCACCCTACAACCCGCTGGCGACAGAATTGGCAAACGCGATGGTGGTGCTTGCCCGTGACGTGCAGTATACGATGCTCTCCCAAACGAGCAGCTATACCAGTGGTACCTCCTCCAACGAGGGCGGCAACTACAACGCCAACGGCTTTGATGGCCTGCGCGTCATCTTGGGCAGCGTCTCCGGCTCAAACTACTCAAGCAACAATGCCATCCAAGCGGAAATCGGCACCCTGAACATCCTGGAAAGCTTGCAGTTCGTGGCCTCCAAAGCCGCTAACAACGGCGGACATCCTGATCTTGTGATTATGAGCATGAACTCCAAGCAAGCACTGGATACCGAGCAGCAGGGCAACCGCCGCTACAACGACGACAAGCGCGAGATTATCCCCGGCCTGCGCGTCAATCAGATCAGCGCAGCCGATGGCGATCTGGATGTCTTGCCCGTCCCTGGCACCACCCTTGGCAGTTATACCAGCCCGCTCACCAGCAATACCGTTGAGGACATGTACGTGCTGGATAGCAGCATGCTCTGGTTGCGCTGGCTCTATAGCGACAGCTTCACGGTGCTGGAAATCCCCAGCGGCGTTGATAGCCAGTTGAGTTCGAGATACATTGTCTTCTGCATGTTCGGCCTCGAAGTAGGCGCACCATTATTCGCTGGCAAGGTCAGACGTTTGTACAGCTAGTCGCTTGCTTTAAGCTAGCTTCTCAGGCTGATTTGTTACCGTTTTTCGTAGACAAGAAAAGAAGAAGATAGTATAATGTCAATGGTTGCCTAGGCTTGGAGTAGCTTCCCAAGCCGAAGAGTTGGAACCCTACCGACCTGGCAACCAACCGCAATAGGGAACTAACAGAGGGAGTTAGACATGAAGCAACCTGGCATCTATGCTATCGTTAATAAGGTCAATGGACATATGTACGTAGGTTCGACAAGAGACTTACGGGGTAGATGGTGGACACATCGACATAATCTACGTAAAGGTGTACGCGAAAACCCTGTACTATTGAACGCTTGGGCAAAGTACGGTGAAGAGGCTTTTGAGTTCGTTGAAATCGAACTATTTGAGCTTCTGGAAGATGTACAGGCCCTTAAGAAAGCTCTCGAAGAACGCGAACAGTACTACATTGATACCCTGAAACCTGTTTATAACGTTCGTCCTATTGCTCAGAATAACACTGGTTATCATCCTCGGCCCGAAAGTGTTGAGAAAATGAAAACCAGGGTAACGGGACTAAAGCGTACGCCAGCAACAAAGGAATTGTTACGTCAGGCAAGGCTAGGTATGACGTTTTCTGAAGAATGGCGTGAGAATATCCGAATAGCTAAGTCTAATCCATCGGACGCAACCCGTGCTAAGATGAGTGCCGCAAAGAAAGGCTGTGAGCCAACGAAGGCCACCGCTGCATCAGTACTAGTTACTCGTGGCAAAGAGCGTCCACAATGGGTCAAGGATAAAATCTCTGAGACTAAGCGACGAAAGTTTGAGCAAGGTTTATACAAAAACTATAACCAACGTCCTCATGACGAGCAAGGACGTTTCAAGAAATCCTCCTAAACCTTTGTGGTAGCGGAAGATGGAAGTGAAGAGGACACACACCACATGACAACACTGACCGACACCAAACCGAAAGACGCGGCAGGCACAGCAGAACCTGCCCCCGTTACCAAGAAACCCGAACTTGTCTTTGAAGACGACGACTTTGTGACCGTGATTGCCCGTTCGTGGGGCGACCCACAGTTGTGCCCGCCGCTCAAAGAAGCCTCCATTGACCGCGTGACGTTCACCGGCGGTGTGGCGCGGAACGTGCGCTATGACCTGGCGAAAAAGTGGGTCAAGCTCGGCATCGTGAGCAAAGACCACATCTTTGCCAACAACGCGAGCGTCGAGGACTTCATGAAGGCTACCGGACGCAATCCGCTTGAGCCAGGCAACCTGGCAACGGCCCTACAGACGATCAGTCCTGAGAAATTGATTGCCATCCTGGGCGACGAACACGCCAAAGCCTTTGCCAAGGCTGTACAGGCGCAGGTGAGCAGTCGCAAAGCAACCAACGACGACGATAAGTAATACTGGCCACTCGCCCTCGTGGTGGATGGATGGAAGTGAGGAAGACCCGTGGCACGATTCTCGAAACTCCTGGGGGGCAATCGTGATGTCCCGCAAGAGGAAATGTTCTATATTGGCTCCGCAGCGGCAGCGAGCAGCAATGACTATGAGCACCCGATCTTGATTATTCCCAATCTCGCTAGCCTTGCCAATACCCCGACCAATGCATCAGGCTTGCTGCCCACCAATGACCTGTATATCCGCACGCTGGCGATCATACCAGAAGCGGCGGTGACCGGCGCAGCGACCAACAATTTCCTGTGGGGCTTTCGCCAGTGGCGCGGCGGCTCGGTGCTGAACCAGATCAGCACGCAGAATACTGCCGCGATTACCGCGGGCTCCGTCGTGGTGACCCCTGTGACTGGAACGCTGATGGCGGGTATCCAGGTTGGCACGGTGCTGCATATCGCGGCAGGCGGCGGCACAGCGGAAGATGTGATCGTGACGGCGATTTCTGCCGCTAACGGTACCTTCACCGCCACCTTTGCCTTCAACCACAACGCCAATACTGCCATCACCGGCACCTACCTGGCAGCCAACTGGTACAACGGCTCAGGCGTGACGGAAGCCGCGATGACCACGCACCAGTTCACGCCCCTTGCCAATCAGTTCAAGCCGGGTGATGTGCTGACCTTTGCGCGTGTCTCGTATGGCACCGGCCTCTCCGGTGGCTCGCCCAACGTGGCAGTCATGGCCGAATGGGTGATGCTCTCCAATAATCAGCCACTTGGCTAGATAAGAGGGGAGAAAAGCGATGCCACAGCGCCATACGCGCTACGCGCCGGTACCCGAATATACCCCGCTGCATATCACGGCGACAGGCACGCTTGTGCCAGTGGGCAACTGTGTCAATACGACCAGTTCGACCACCATCACCGCAGGCAGTAACGTCGTGGTGACCCCTGCCTCGATGAATGGTATCTACGTGGGGCAAAAGCTCAACTTCGCCAATGGGACAGGAACGGCAGAGACGGTGGTTGTGACTGCAACGACAAGTACGACCTTTACCGCCACCTTTGTCAACAACCACTCAGGGGCGTACACCATCACCTCGATGAGTGGCACGTTTCTCGGCAAGTTGGTGATCAATCAGCCTGGAACGAGTGTAAGCATCACGCTGTACAACGGTTCTCCGAACACGCTGCCCAAGGCGGGCGCGGCCTTCGCGGTGCTGAGTGGATTTTCAGCAGGGCAGGCTATCCCCTTTGACTGTAGTTGTGATGCTGGGTTGTTCTATTCGCTCACAGGCACGCCAGGGGACTACACCCTGACGTATCTGGATCAGGCGGCAGCGTAAGCGGAAAGGCGACGAACAGGACGGGCGGCTTGCCTCGTGGTGTGTGTGTGCAGTGGTGCGTGTTGGGGGAAGATCAAGCCGTCCCGTCGCCTTACGAAACGAAGTGGACAGGGAGGAGGAAGTAGGAGATGCCAAAGTATCTTTCGGTGGCGCAATATCGCGCCTTCGATGATTTCAACCTGACCAATGACATCACTGACTTCCTGCTTGCCCGTACGATTGCCCGTGCGGAGTCAGACATCGATGATGCGATGGGCTTTGATCTGAGGCTATCAGGTTTTGAGCCACATGTAGGGTGGGTACAGCACCAGTGGGACGCGAAAACCATGCGCACGAAAATCCCGAACTTTCCGGTACCCGTGCGCCGTGCCTTGCGCTATCAAATCCAGGTCAGCAACCTCTCGACCAGTGGCGCGGGCTTCATGGCAACCATCAACAATAACGACGTGGCCTATAACACCTTTGACAACTATCTTGAGATCGTGCCGCTGCAAAGCATCACCTACAGCCTCGCGCCTGTCCTGGTGCAACTTGGGCTAAGGCCGCCGATTGTGCAACTGGACTACGAGGCAGGCTATTTCTTAGCCGTAACGGGCGAGACGCTCCTACAAGCCGATAGCAGCAACACGACGTACTACGCGCAGCGCGGCTTCTGGGCCTCGTCCTATACGCAAGCGCCAAGCATTCAACCGAATACGCTACCCGCTATCCCGCCGGTCATCTACAAGAATGGGGTCGTGCAGTCCAGTGGTTTCACGATCAACTACACAGAGGGCATGGTCACCTTTAGCAGTGCCAATCTGAGTACGGATGTGATCACGGCGGACTACTGCTACACCATCCCTGATGCAGTACGTGATGCGACGGTCTACCAGACAAGCTGGCTGCTTGGGCAACGGGCGCTCAACAAGATGGGGGCGCAAGGACTGGACTTGATTCGCAGTGGCGAACAGCAGTTGAAACGCAACCTGACCCGCGATACGGCAGGGGTGACGGCCTTGTGTACGGCGGCGGAACAAAAGCTCTCATACTATTTGCCGATTGCGGCAGCGTAGGCAGGAGGAGGAGCGGACATGCCAATACTGCCCAATGTGACGCTCTTTACGTCGCGGAGCGCCTATAGCACGGCAACTGGCACATCCGCACCGGAACCGTATACGCAAGTTGATGCCCATATCGGGCCGCTGCAAGCCTCCGATTGGGTGAAACTTCCCACGGGCACGTTGGAGGCCAAATACAAGGCGACCATCGACGTGGGTACGGATGTGCATACGGGCGATAAGATCAACGCGATTGTGCTGATTACCGATGGGGTGACACCCTGGCCTGGCTACAACGCGAATGAGGCGTGGTGGATTGTCTTTGTGATCGAAGGGACGCCAGGGCCGCTCTCGGCACGGACCGCCTTCATTGGCCGCTTTCTTGGCGGCGGACCAACCTACAGTTAGGAGTGTGCATGGGTGACAAGACATCGCTCGCATCGCGCCAGAGTGCATCACGTTCTGAGGCACAAGCATGCGCGGCTGAAGAAGCATCACAGTGTGAAGCATGCCCATCACCGGCATGCACCGACGCATCACGGCACGCGCCATCATCACCATCGGCTGAGTGCAACGGCCAACAAGTTCCGACTGTACGGCTAGGCAAGGGAGGAGGAAGGGAGCAATGCGAATCACGATCAACACCGATGGGTTACAACGCTTGCGTGATGCGCTCATGGCGGCGCGTGACGCGGTGATGCCTGCGGTCGCTGACGCGGTGGAGGCGACCTGCGAGCAGGTACAGAACGGCCTATCAAGCGCCGCCCCACGTGGCACAGGTGACGATGCAGCGGAGCCTCCGCCGGGGGATGCAGCAGGCCATTTGGCCGACTCCTTCTCCTATGCGCTAGAGGCGGAAGAGGTGATGGTGACGGGGACTGTCTCAACCAGTCAGCCACAGAAGCTGGCCTTCGTGGTGGAGGGACGCGGTGAAGTCTTTCCGGTCACGAAAAAAGCCTTGTTCTGGCCTGGACTCGCGCATCCGGTACGACACGCGGCGGCAAGTGTCGCTAACGATTTTGTCAGCCCGGTGGTGGATGAAGCTATCGGCGGCCTACCTGAGCAGTTTGACGCGGCGCTCTCGCAAGTACAAGTCGCAATGGATGGGGTGTAGAGAATGGCAAACCCGAATACTGATCTTGTCATCCTGCAAGCACTGGCGGCGATCTTGCCCGTTGGGACGCGACTGCTGGCGCTCAATCCGATCACGCCGACGGCGCCGTATGGCAGCACGGTCTACATCCAGGATGACTTCAGTATGGCACAGGGGGCGTTTCCGGCCTTGCAGTTGTACGCCGATACGCAGAGTTACACGCGCAACTCGCAACTGAGTTATGACGGGGGAGCGCAGTTTCACGCGGAATATTGCGACCGCTGGGACACGCAACCCAACACGATCAAGGCTATTCGAGACGCGATAGCGGCGGACTTGGAGATCATGAAAAGCAATGTCGGCAAGAATGAGGCACTGGTCGTGAACGGCGTCGAACATGCGACCAGCGTCCCAAAACTGACGCTTAGCGGCTATCATGGCATGCTGGATAGTTCGATTGCGCCCGGCCTCACGGTCGTCAAGCGCGAACTGGTCATTTACGTGAATATCTTACCCTACGATGAAACGTAGACAAGTGAAAGAGTAGAAGGCGGTAGAAGTGTATGGCAAAAATTCCTGCTCGCTACATCGGTGAGCATACCCTAAAACTTGGCTCGTATGGCGGGCCGTACTATGATGGCGAGGGCAACCTGCGCGACTCACTCCTGCTCCATACGGGCGACACGCTCATGATGGAGGAGCATGAGATACGCGGGGATACCTACCTGTTCGACCCACGCGGTGAAGCTCCAACGCAGTTTCTTGGCACAGGCCGCGTCGTAAAACCGGAACATGCCGGCCTCAGAGACGCGGAACTGGCACAGGTGGGGTATCAGTTCTGTGCAGGACGGCCTGATTTTCAGGAGATCGTTCCTGGTGCGCCAGGAAGCCCAAGAGGGGGTGTCTCTGCATACGTGGCGCAGAACACGGCGTTCGTAGAAAATGCCGCGCCAGCATTGTCTGACGTGCAAATAGAGGCATCTGCACCCGTGGATGTCCAGGAAAGTGAAGAACAGTCCTCTGAAGCCTGAGAAGGTGGAGGGAGTGGAAGTGTGGAGGTAGTGAGTAATGGCGATCATCCCCTTACGTGCGGATAATGCCTATGTCGCATCAGGCAAACAGTCATCCCAGGGCAGTCCTGTCGCCCCGACCGTCTTTCCGAGGTGGATGGACGGCACCACGATACAGATTGATTTGACGGCAGAGGACGTGTGGGAAGGAGATAGTTCCCGCAGGCTCTCACAATTTATCAAGAACAAGCAGGAAGTCAAGTTCAAGATCACGCATACCCCGCGCCCGGTCTTGCTCGGATTTATTGAGCAGGCCGCGCAGGGGTCAGGTTCCGATAGCGTGACGGCGGCAAGTGTAGCGACCACCACGTCAGGCTCCTCCAATACGGCGGGGGCAACCTCACTCACGCTTACGGCCAATACCGGACTCACCGGCACAGGCACCGCCTACTTGATGCTGGAGCCTGGCACCGCCAATGAGGAAGTGGTGGCGGTCACCACGCCTGGCACGGGCACCGGCCCCTATGTCTACACGGTGACGACGCCCTCAACCGGCCTCAAGTTCACGCACGCCGCGAGTTCAACCGTGCGTTCCAGTACGAGCCATGCTCTCACCGACCAGAGTGATGGCAACTACTTCACGTGGGAGTTCTCCCTTGGCGGCACATCGGGACTCATCTTGCGCGTCACCGACTGCAAGCTCGACCAGGTAAAGGTGAGCGGCAAGGCGGGGTCGCTGCTCATGTATGAAGAGGATTGGGTCGGCATCACGAGCGTGGTGCGCACCACGGCCTCGACCGTCACGCTTGAAGCACATAACCCGTTCCTGTACACGCAAGGCGTCTGGACACTCAACGGTGCAACGACGGGCGATGCGCTAGCGGTGGAGTCCTTCGATATCACGCGCAAGAACAACCTGGATACGACCATTCAGACCGAACAGTTGATCTATGCCGCGCTGATCTTCGGTAACCTCAACGTCGATGTCGCGGCCAACGTCGTCTTCCAGAACTCGGCGCTGATCGGGCAGACCTACTTCGGCACGGCGGCAGGCAGCACCCCAGGAGCGGGCGCGACCGATGCGCAGGCCATCATTCCAGGCAGCCTGACGCTCGTCTTCACGCAGGCCGATGGCTTCCACAGCGTGACCTACACGCTCACGACCCTGCAATACTCCAAGATTGGCTTCCCGACACCCAAGAAGGACGGCAAGCACTTTGTGCAGGCGCTCAGTGCGAGTAGCGTCAGCAACCAGGGGGTGAATAGCTACCTCTTGCAAACGACGGTCACCAACTCACAGACAACCTCCTATTAATTCTTGAGGAAGGAAAGACACGCACCTATGACAACACCAACACCACCACAAGCACAAGAACACGAGGCGGCAAAAGCGCTCTCCTGGTTTGACGATGTTGGGTCGATCAACTTGGAAGAGGCGGCACCGCAACCGGTCAAAGTGACGCTCGAAGAGTACATCGCGGTAGAAGACGGCACCGATGCTGATGGCAACCCCATTTCGCGCCAGGCGCTGCGCCAGAGCACACACATCATTGAGACCTATGTGCCGATGGCGCTGTACAATAAACTGCTCCTGACCCGCGAGCAGTTGATGCGCGACCCGGAGCGCAGTGAAGCCAAGATCATCGAGTGGATGATCGATATGGTGTGGGAAGTCTGGAAACTCACCGAGCCCTCTATGCCGCGTGAAAAGCTGGCGGTAGGACTGCGACTCACGAAGCTCAGAAAGCTCTACGCCGTTTTTTTCGACGAACTCTTGCAGGCGTCCAAAACCGGCAACAAAGCGTAGGTTCGGCGCCCGTAGGAGACGAGATTGCGGAGGCTGCCCTCCGCAAGGCGCGACAGGTCGCACGCCGCGACCCGGAGGCAGCCTCCGCACTGTTACAGGCAGCACTCCACGTCCAGGAGGATGAGAACGGACAGCGGGAACCTGTGCCACCGGTGCGCGTGCCGTACAACCCACGCCGCCTGTATGTACGCTTAGGACGCTACTTTGCCTGGGCGTCCCCTGAAGTGCTGGATAGGATGCACTACCCACGCTTCTTCGGCTTCTTAGAGGAAGTCAACGCGATGCTGGCAGAAGAACGCGCGGGACGCGATGAGGCGGAAATCCAGCGTTTGGCACAGCAGCAGATACAAGAGGTGCAGTTCGCCCAGTCCTTGCAGCCGGTCCAGACGTGGGACGCACATGGACGAGGGCGACGATAGGACAAGACGTAGGTAGGGAGGAGGAAGACACGCGATGGCAGACCCGATTATTGTAGAAATCGTGGGCGATGCAGAGTCGCTGCTTGCCTCCTTTGATGAGATCATTGGCAGCGCCGAAAGCGCGACGGAAGCCGTCTCGTCCTTTGGGGCCTCTGGTGAAGGCCTGTCGGTACTCGACGGTATCCTCTCCTCCATTCAAGACCTTGCTGAAGCGGTCACCGCAGGCTTTGAGTCCCTTGGCGGGTCGCTTGAAGCGGTCTCAGGCAATGCGGAAGCGGCCTCGACCTCACTGGAAGGGATCGGTGAAGCGTCAGGCGGTATTGAGTCAATTACCTCCTCAGTCAATGACGCGGGGGCAGCGCTTGATACCCTCCCAGCGCGTTCTGATGCCGCCCGTTCATCCATGCTTGGCGGCTTTGGGGATATTGCCAACTCGATCACCAACCTTGGCTTCAAGTTCTTTGGCATCCAGGCGGCCTTCCAGGGTTTTCAACAACTCGGCAACGTCTTCTTTGGCGCCAACGCTGCCAATGAGCAGTTGCAGGTGGGTCTCACGACCTTGATGGGGTCAACCAAAGCCGCCAATGCTGAACTTCAGGCCCTCTACCAGTTTGCGGCCAAGACCCCCTTTCAGTTTCCCGATCTAGCCACTGACGCCAAGATGATGATTGCCGTCGGCATCAACGCGAAGCAAGTCATCCCCGATCTCACGGCAATGGGCGACTCCATATCGGCGGTCGGTGGCTCTGCCGCTGACATGAGTAGCGTGGTGCAAATCTTCGACAAAATCCAGACCGGTGGCAAGCTGACCTCGGTCGAGATGATGGAGATGAGTAAGCACATGCTGCCCGCCTGGAAAATCCTCTCCGAAGGCTCCGGCAAGTCTATTGCCACTCTGCAAGAGATGACCAAGAAGGGGCTAGATGCCGCCGATGCCATGAACTGGCTGACCAAGGGCATGGAGAAGCTCTATGGCGGCGGCATGGCAAAGCAGGCCGAAACCTTTAATGGCCTGATGAGTACCCTTGTCGATAACCTCAACATGGCCTGGCGTTCCATCACGGCACCCCTCTTCGATGTTGCCAAAGAAGGCTTAATGGGACTGCTCTCCGTCGTTGCCAGTTCGCAGTTCCAGCAGTTTGCAGTCATGATCGGGCAAGGCATCGGCGGAGGCATCTCGCTTTTGAGTTCAGCGATTGGCACCATCACGGCGCCGCTTGTCTGGATGACGCAGGCGCTTGGACGCCAACTGGTTGAGGCGATCCGCTCCATTGAGAGCGTGCTGGAACCACTCACCGGCTACCTCAAAAACGAATTTTACGACGCGCTTGAGCGGACAAGCACCTGGGTACTGAACACGGGCGGGCCGATCTATACCAACCTCTCGCTGATTGTGCGTGACAAGGTGGGTGCGGCCTATGTATCGGCGCGCGGGGACGCGCTCTCCTTCCTGGATGCCGTCGGCAAGCCGCTCACCTCACAGGCGACCTATGCCAGCTTCGCGGAGACCATCTCCACCAATCTTGGCGGGGCCTTCCTGACCGCGCAAAAGGATGCGCTTGCCCTTACCCTTACCCTCTCGCATGATCTCGGCCCGATTCTTGCCAAGGGGTTAGACCTGACCTCCTTCTTCAAGATGCCGAGCCTCAACATCAGCACCGGCGGGCTTGGCGGGCTGCTTGGTGGACTGATCGCTGAGGCAAAGCGTGATCTCGACGGCCTGATTGGGTGGATACAGGGGACTGTTGTCCCGGCAGGGCAAGCGATTGGGCGGGTATTGACCGCCATCTTCCAGCCGTGGGTCGATACCTTTCGGATGGTCGTCCATGACCTGGCACCGGACTTTGAGCAGTTCGGGCAGTGGTGGCAAGCCGTGATGAACCCAACCGTTGATGCCGCCGGGAAGCATACCAACGCGCTCTATGACATCTATAAAAATCTGATTGAGGGGATTGGCAAATTTATTGAGGGCGTGGTCCGTATCGGCATCGTCTACGCGGAAGTCTTTGGCCCCATTCTTGTTACTCTTGGCGAGGTTGCCGGCTGGCTCCTCCAAAATAAAGCGGTCGTCGATCTGCTAGCCGGGGCACTCGTTGCCATGACCGCTATTCGTGTCTCCTCCTGGATCGGAGACATGTTCAACGGCGTGGTGGGACTGATCGGCAAATTCCAGGAATGGGGAAAGGGCATCGGACAAATCATCAATGGGGATATTCCTGCTCTCAAGTCATCGGTAGAGGGAATAAATGGGCCATTACGAGGTCTGGATGGACAAATAGCTACGACAGAGTACTCATTTAGGGACATGGGAGCCGCCGTGTCAGAGAACGTCGTCCCGGAGATAGATGCGGGTGCCGCTGAAGCCGAAGTGTCCATTGCCGGTATCGGAGACGTGGCAGAGTCTACGGAATCCAGGATTATTGCCGCGCTGCAAGAAAATAGAGACATCCTGCGAGCAATGGCAGGAGACGCGGAAGAGGCAGGCGCATCTATGGAAACTGCGCTGGAAGGCGTGGATGAACAACTGAGTTACACTAAGCTGAGTTGGGAAGAACTCGGACAGCTCTGTGCGCAGGACGTTCCCGCACAAGTCACCGCAGGCGCCGCTTCGATAGAAGGCTCCCTGCAAGCAATCTCAACGCAAGCTGAACTCACCCAGATACCCCTTGAAGCTCTTGGGACGACGATGGAGACCACTGTCGCTGATGATGTAGCGGCAGGCGCAACCTCGGCTGAAGCCTCCATCGCCGCCATTGGGCCCGAAGCAGAAGCCACCGCCGCGACGGTTGAAACGGCAGCAGCAGGAATGGGGGCCGCGCTTTCAGCCGCACTTGGTCCGCTCGCCTTGCTCCCAATTGCCATCACGGGAGCGCAGTGGCTCGGGGGCGTGATCAATTCAGCCAGGAGCGATACAGCCAGCAAGAATGCCGATGCAGCAGCACAGGTCTACGCAAAATATGCGTCAGCGTTGAAAAACACGAGCCAGATGTCAACGAAACAAGTCGATGACATGAAGCAGCATATCGAAGACGATCTCGATCAATTAGGGGCATATAGCGAGGAAAAAGGCAAACGCCTCGCCGATGAATGGGTGAGTGATGCACAGCGTATGAATACAGATTCCGTCGCGCAAGTTCACGGGATGTCCCAACTCATCCAGACGGAAATCTTCACCCTCAAGGATCAATCGATTCTTGGGATCATGCAGATGAATCAAGGCATGCAGAATCTCTACACTCAGTACGGCCCGCAAATGGTTAGTGCTGTCGTCGGCTATAACCAGCAGATTGACAACGCCATGTCGCAACTGAAATCCGAGGGATTAGACAAGGTGCAGGGCTACACCAGCCAGGCAACGCAATACTTACAAGGGTTAGGTGCCGCCGCCGACCAGATCATGCAGACGGTAGACAAGAATACCACACAGTATTGGAACAACATCATCGGCGTCGTCAATCAGGCGCAACAAACCGCCAATAACGCGACCTTTGAGAACAATATTGAGACACAGGCGAAAAAGACAGATAAGAAGGGTGGGACTGCGGGACATACGCTGGCGGTCAACGCCGATGCTGAGAGTCAAACGGGCGGTTCTGGTACGACCAGCGTCCCTGGTCATGCCTCTGGTATCCTCAACAACCCAATCGGACACTGGGCACTGGTTGGTGAGCGAGGCCCGGAACCCATGTGGGTACCACCAGGCGCGTCCATCTTGCCCAATAGTGCGCTTTCCGGCGGACTGATGGATCAGGGTGGTGTCACCGACCGCCTCGATACGCTGCACATGGATATGCAACAACTCATCCAGGTACTGAGTCGGGGCACACAGAACCAGGCGACGACGATCAACGCCTTTACGATGGCGCCCAACGCCCAGCCGACGGCGCTACAAAACTATCAGCAAAACAACTATTACCTGGGGCTGGCGATAGAGAACGCCCTACGGGGCGCCGTGAATGGGTGGTAGTTGACATAATGTTTCATGACGACATATCCATATCATCCCATAAGGACTTCAAGGTAATGTCACGAGGAGCAGGAACAATGCTGTCAGGTGATGGAGGGATAAGGTGTTTAGCGAGTTCAACAGCATGGCGTTGTGCCCATACTGCACGAGTACCATCGCTCAACTTCTTACGTGTCTCCGCGCTTGGATTGCTATGGGCTATACTGAGCTTTTTACGTGTTTCCTCAGTAGGCTTTCTTCCTTTCAAAGCCTCTGACATCTTTCTTTTTGCTTCAGCCGTATGGGGCTTTCTCTTCCCTGTTCCCTTCCCTTTACGGCTCAGACTCATTCTGGCAATTTGCTCAGGAGTAAATTTCTTTCCTTTACGAGCACGTCCATTTGCCGCTACTGCTGCCAATTTTTTAGGAGTTGTTGGAGGTGGATTAGCTTTCAGCGTTCGTGATATCTTTTGCCTTGTAGCGTCAGAGTGGGTTTTCCCGGCCATAGGACTTGGACGATTTTTTGCGGCACGAGACATCTTTTCACGGGCTTCCTTCGATTGTGGAATACCGCGACGGTTTCCAGGTTTCCCTCGTTTGGCAGTAGCAAGTTTTTCCTTGGTTGCTTCGGTATGCTTGACACCGCGTGGAGTGCCAGCAGTAGGGGAAAGGTTGTAGGTGGGTTTCCATGTATCGAGATAGAACTGTTCCCGCACCTCTAAGTTCTGATGGTCAGCGACAAACTCAAGAATATACCACGCAAAAGCATCTTCACCATAGAGATCATAGGCGGCCTGTAAGTGGCGGTTATGATGTTTCTTCTGTCTCAAGTGAATTAGATGTCCTTGGCGGCGCTTGTAAAGGTCAAGAGAACTGCCAACATAAAGATGATAGTTTACGAGGTTCACGATGGCATAGACGCCAGGGACATGAGGAAATGGAGGCATCATATCGAAACCGTCTTTCGTTTCGTCCGTCTTGTTTCTTCGTGCACCGCCAGGCACGGCAAGACTTTCCGTGCTTTTCGCTGGCCAAGGCTAGACGATGCAATCTTTATTATATATTCTTTCTAGGGATGCGGAAAGTGGAAAGAGGGTAAGCAGTGAGCGCCACGTCCTACCTACTCAACGGCTTGAATATCAACAACGGGACATCATTTTTCGTCCTGAATAAGCCCTTTGACTTCCCGACAGCCAGCCCTGCACTGGCAAAGATTGCTCGGCTTGAAGGCAATACGGTCACGGGCTATGATATCAAGCCACGCACGATCCCCATTCAGGTGCGTATCCTTGGGACCTCACGGAGCAACCTGGAAAGCAATATCGACACGCTCTATCAAGCCCTGGCAACTCCCAACGTGACCCTCTCACTGCATAGCGACGGGCGCTACTGGCGCGGGACGGTAACCGATGTGAAACTTTCCCTGGCCTCCAATGTGCCCTTAACAGCAGTCTGTACGATCACGTTTACCGCCTTCCAGCCCTATCCCTGGGCATCTTCCGTCTCCGCCAATGATACCGGCGTGCAGCAAATGAGCGGCTCCGGCCCGACGTATACCTACACCTACTCCGTGACAGGTGGGGGCAACATCTGGACATATCCTTCGATCACCGTTACGCTCAAGACACCCTCGGTGCAGGGGACGCTCACCAGCGCCTATACCCCCAGCAATTCGGGCGTGACGCAACTGCTCTGTAGCAATCCAGGCGGCACCATCCTCAATAATGATGTCTTTATCGTGGGGTGGGGCAACCCGACGCAGTACGAGTACGTGACCGCGACCGGCGCCTATAACACGGGCGGGGGGTACATCCCGATCTCCTCCTGGACGCCCCACTACAGTTACGCAAGTGGCGCGACGGTCTATAAAGCAATGGTCCTCGGTGGCGCTGGCTACACCGCCGGCGGGGTGAACAACAACTTTACGCCGCGTACCGCCATCCCGACTGCGCTCTCAGTCGGGGACTCCATTATCCTGGGGTTTGGGGTCTTTGGCTCAACGCCGCAGAGCCTGACGGTTTCCACGGCGGCATCGGCAGGACAAACAACCTCGGTGTTCTTCAATAGTGTGACGATCACCAACTCCTGGCCGGCTGGCACGCCGATTGTGCATGATATCCGCCCGACGAGCCTCACGATCACGGAGACGACCGATAACCGGGCGATTACGGTCACCGGGGATACCAGTCTCATGCAGGTGTATGGCGACAGCAATATCTTCAACTGCGACCCGACCGGCCAACTCAACGCGACGGGCTACAACCTGGAACCGGCCTACTCGGTCGTGCTCAATGGCGGCTCGCCGCTGGCCTACTCCGGTATCTTTCCGGTGCTACAACCAGGCGCCACCAGTTTCACGATCTCACTCACGAGTCCAAGTGTGCCGTCGATTGAAGTCGTGATGGCCTGGTTTTCAAGGTGGGTATCCTAG